CACCGTTGCTAAGTAAACAATGAAACAACGTTGCACGCCCGCTAATACTCCCCAAAGCAAATACCACGCAGTCTTCAGTTTCTCCTTGATGTTCGCGTAAGTCATATAAATATTCTCTCCTTATTTTACAGTAGATTGGTGGAATATTTGCATTTAAATATGCCATAATCAATCATAAATATCTCCCCATGTTTCACCGCTTTCATAGTCTACTTTGTTAGGGATTGCCAAAGTAACGGCACCTTCCATTATTTCAACAATCTTTTTTGCATGATTGTCGTCTTTAACAGAAATATCTAATTCATCATGGATTTGTATATGTGGAATAATTCCTTCTTTATATAAATCCAACATTGCTTTCTTAGTCATATCAGCTGCTGATCCTTGAATCAATTTATTTAAAGCTTTGTAAGTCATTGCTCTTCTAATTCTGCCACGTCCGTAAGTTCTTTCAGCTTCTTCAAATGACATTGCAGTATGCATACCAAATGTTGCTGGTTCCCATTTATTAAATCTACAACGACGACCTAATAATGTTCCAATTGATCCTGATGTTTGTGCAAATTGAGACGTCTTATTCATTAATTCTTTTACGAATGGAACATTGTTATGATATTGATTAAATAATACTTCTGCTTCTTCTTTTGTATTTAATCCAAGTTCAGCTTGTAATTTTGCTTTTCCCATTCCATAAAATAATCCAAGATTAATTGTTTTAGCTTGATCTCTTGATATTCCTGCCATGTCCGCAACAGTTTTGTGAAAGTCTACAGAGTTGTTTTTAAATTCTTCTACTATTTTTGTAACTGATTCATCAAAACAAATAGGTTCCGTTGTTGCTGCATAATGTACAACAAGTCTTGGTTCTTGCTGTGAATAGTCAAAACAACCCCATTTATGATCAATTTCTGGTAAAAATAATGATCTAATCATAGGTCCTAGTTCCTTGTTTCTCGCTGGGATTTGCTGGAGATTAGGATTAGCATAAGAAAATCTTCCTGTAACAGTTCCACCTTGATCTGATCTAATTGGATTGATGTCAGCATGTATTCTTCCCTTATGTGTAAACTTTAAAATTGTATCTATAAAAGTTGTGTGTGCTTTATTTATTTCCCTTGCTTTAGCAATCATTTGAACTATAGGGTGTTTATGTTCTTGTAAAAAATTTTTAGTGAAGGATGGTGCAGATGATTTTTCGGTTCTTTCATAATGTAAGCCAAGCTTATCAAAAACTGTTGCAATGGATCTTGCTGCCCAAATCTGGGGTTCTATCCCTGTTTCTTGTTTTACTTTTAATAATATCTCTTGCTCTTGTGATGTTAGCTTTTGTTTCAGGAGTCTTGCTTTCTCTACATCAACTCGGACTCCTTTAAATTTCATATCAGTTAAACACGGGAACAATTGTGTTTCTATGTCAAATATATTTTGTAAACTTTGTTTTTGTATTTCACGTGATAAAACTTTAAATAATTCTAATGTTAATTTTGCATCTTTTTCTGCATAATTACCTACATACATAGCAGGAAGTTTATACATTTCAGATTTAGGATCTATTCCCCAAGACTGTGCTGCTTCTGTTAAAGCTTTCTCATCTTTAACTTCTCCAAGATATTCAAATGAAATACTATTTAATGTATATGCTAATCTATTTTCATCAATTAATGATGACATCACCATTGTATCTACAATGTGTCCATTGATTTGGACTCCCGCTGCTCGAAGCCAGCACACGTCATACATTGCATTATGAAATATTTTTACATTATCATTTGCACAAACTTGTTTAATCCAGTCCATGACTTTATCTTTTTCTAAATTGCCACCACCTTCATGAGCAATTGGATAATATGCTGACCATCCTTCAACAGCTACAGCAATACCTACAATGTTACCATTACCAATAATAGCACCTGATCCTCTTGATTTAAGATCTGGATCTTTAGTTTCTAAATCTATTGCAATATATTTATATCCTTTTAAGTCAGGATAATTTTCTGGACAAATCCATTCTTTCTGAGCTTCAAACATTTACGCTAATACCATTATTAAAAAAAAATAAACACATATTACTGTTATTAATCCTAAATCAAACACTGCAATCTTTCTACCTCTCATTGATTGTAATCTCTTTCTACAATCATTTGTATGTAATGAATTGCTTTTAATAAATCTTGCTTTCCACCTTTGTCTTGATGTCTGCAAATATATTTAATTGCATTACCTTCTGCAAACAGTATCTTATTTTCATTTATAAATCTAGAAGGTTGGATTTTATATTTTTTATAATGTGAACCTCCTACTTGTCTAAAAAACGCTTTGTTCATAGTATTGGATCTCCTGGTATATAGTTATAATAATCATCTATATCTGGTTGCATGATATAAAGATTTTCTTTTGCTCTTGTTACACCCACAAAAAACAATCTATGTTCTGGATCAGGATTTCTTAATGCTGCGTCATGTATAATCTTTTCCATTCCTGTATATAAGACTACGTTTTCGCATTCTTCACCTTTTACACCATGTATTGTGGATACTTTAATTCTTGCAGGTTTAAATAAATCATCACCACTATTTAATAATGATTTAATGTATAATTTTGTATCTTCTTTAAAATTTAATTGCTCCCAGCTCCCCGTCACTCGCAACCCGTGATTAAGCATAAGATCATCAATATCTACAAAATCTACAGCATCTAATGACTTACCACTAGAAAATCCATAATCAACATGTTGCATATTATAATTTAAAACTTTATAAACTGATTTTGCCTCTTCAGCGCCAACAGTTGCGCCTTTATTTAATCTATTCCATACTTGATATGCTTCCAATAATTCTTTAGATAAAACTGTATTAGTTTTACTATCAAATCTTAAGTTTAAGGATGTTAAATGAGCTTTAATTGGATTTAACATTTGATTAGTTCTTGCTATAATCATCCATTCTCCTTTACTAAAATCTAAATCATCTAATCTTTGATCTTCAAAAATTTGTCCTTCCGCATCTCGAGGAAGCCAACTCTTAATCATTCTATTATCTACATGTTGTAATATATCTAATGCTTTTCTATGAATAACACGTGGACATCTTCTTGATTCAATTCTTGCATCCACTTCACCTTTTAAATTTATAAATATATTTGGATCAGCACCTTGAAACGTATAAATCGTTTGATCGTCATCCCCTGCAATGTATGATCGCTCACATCGAGATTCAATGTAATTGAACATTTCCCATTGCAGAGGATTCAGATCCTGTGCTTCATCCAAAAAGACAACGCTGAGTGGAGGGCATTTGTCTTTCTCAATGAACTGTTTAATCATATCGGAATACTCAATCATCCCTGTTTGTTTCTTATATGATTTTAAATCGGCATCAATTTGTTCTGTCAACCAAATATCTATTGTTTGATGTTTATCTAATTCTATTGCAGCATCCATGATAGATATTTTTTTACATCTTGAATATTCAATAACTTTCATATGATCATTTTTATATGTAATTGCTTCTGTGTAAGGATCAAAATAAGAATCAAAAGATAAATCTTTACATATTTGTGAAAAATTTTTGAAAGCATTCCATTTCTCATCTTTAAGTAATTGTGTATTAGTATCAATATTTAGTTGTCTTGTTCCTAAAGAATGCATAGTGCATATGTATGGAAAGTCTTTTATTTGTGGAAATGAAGGTAATATTCTTTTTCTTGCTTCGTTAGTTGCTGCATTACTAAATGTTAAATAAGCAATCCTATCTCCAGAAATTTTATTTACTTCAATTTCTTTTTTTAAATAATTATTTATCAAATGATATGTTTTACCTGTTCCTGGAGGTCCTGGAATAATTGTTCTTTTCATTTAAATGCAGGCTCCTTCATTGTAGATTCTGTAACTGTTGGTTTATCAACATTTACTGTTTCAATTTTCCATACTCTCATTGCTTTTTTATCTAACTTTAAAACTTCTTCTTTTGCTTTGAAAATCTCCGTTAACATTCTTTGTGTTTTTGCTTTTGGTATTTCCCAAGATTTGCTTCTTTTTAAGAAATTATTAAAACTTTGATATTTAAAATAACTATGACCATTTTCTGTAAAAGGAATACCTCTTTTAACATCATCCATAACTTTACCTGTTGCTCTACTTAAAAAGTCTCCAAGTAATTCTTTTAATTGATAGTCAAGTCTTGCTGCTTGTGGAACTTCTAATATTTTAAATGTATCTTTATTAGACATAATTTTATGTAATAGTTTTTTCCAAACTACTTTACCTATTGGCATTAACACTTGATTTAATTGATCCATTACTTCCATAGAAAATTTATCAAATTCATGAAGCGTTGCTCTGTCTACCTCAACTGGTTTACCATCAAGATACACAATATAAATTGTTGGATGTGATGGATATTTTTCTATTCTTTCTATTTCAGGAGTTGGAACATTTTCTCCAACACCAAATTTTCTTTTGACACAAATCTTTGATTCACAAAAACTTCTAATAGGTTCTTGTTTACATTTATAACGATAATCTTTGTTTAATAATGATTTAATAACTCCTTCTATTTCAGAATCTGTTAATGGTTCCGCCATGTATTTACCATTATAAGTGCTTAATTTTGTTTTCCATGATTCTGGAAATCTTTTTCTTAAATAAACACCAACATTAAACATAGTATCATTTCTTTTGCCTTGAGGAACTTTGTCAGATAACAATGTAACTAAACAAGGTGGAGCTTCTAATAAATCTTCGTCATCTGTTGTTATAGGTTCTTTCCATTGTATTAAATCTTTTTCAGATAAAACTTTTTTATCATACAATTTAAAAAATTCTTCCAAAGTTAATAGTTCTGCATTATCATCTAGTGCACGTCTTACAGATTCATCACCACCATGATAAGGAACATTTAACCAACTACCAACTTGGTTTTTATCTGCAAGTATATAATCTTGTTTTGGAAATAATTCTTTGCCAGCGTGTCCTAACATTGCTGCCATTGTTTTTAATTTTTCTCTAACTAAAGATGCTGGAACAAATTCTTTTACAAATAAAAATATATGAGCACCACCTGATTTTGATTTAAAAACTATTAATGGTAAATTTTTATTTTTTATTTTTGTAACTAATTCTTTGTGATCTAAATCATAAACGTCAACATCTAAACATCCCCATTTACATCTACTATCTTGTCTAATAGGAACAATTCCTAATGCTGGAAATTCACCATTTAAATGTTTTTGCCATAACGCATCTGTTATAGGTTTATGTACTGTTATTGACTCTGCTTCATTCTTTCCATCATCTCTTATCTCCCCGGTCATTTTTGTTTGACCATAAGAAGTTTCAAGACCAGAAAATATATTCTTAAATCTTTCTAACATATCCACTCTCAATGTATTAGGGGTGATATTTCTATCACCCCATTTAGTATTTACTTATTAGTTGCTAAACTTTGATAGAACTGTTTTGCTCTTTCATAGATAGCTGCATCACTTACAGGACCAACTTTTGTAATGTTGTATCCATACCATTGATTTCCTTTACCGGAATTTAAAACGGTATTTAATTTGTATACGTGACTAAATGATGGTGGTGTATATGGACCATTTTTTCCGTCCATAGTTATTGACATCATCATTGCATTCCACTTTCTACTAACTTTACCTTGAGATGAACTCATAGATATAAGAGCAGTTTCAGTAGAACCTTTATCTACTATTAAAACAAAATGTTGACCAACCGTAAGAATGTAATTACCATTTGGCAATCTATCCTTACCCATTTGATCTTTTGTAGTTTTAGTTAGTATATCAGAAGTATCTGGATAAATCTGTTCAGGTCTTCCTGATCCAGTTCCAAAATCTGACCATTCTTGAAACTCCAGTTTATAATGACATGGAATAACTTCTATTCCTTTTGAACCATCATAAACTTTCTTTGTTACTGTATTTAGTAACATTCCTGGTTCAGCACCTTCTACATAAGCTTGATTTCGCTTCTGTCCTTCTGCTGATCCATTCTGTAATAATTTTAAGATAGGTAAAGCAACACTAGTGTTCTTTACATTCTCAAAACCTGCATGCGCATCGCTTTCAAACAATATTGATGAAGGCAATGGTGCATCTTTTTTTATTGCTACTTGTTTCTCGTTTCGCGTTTCCATTTTCTATTATCTCCTAGTTATTTTTGTTTGGTTACCTGCAAACGTTTTAAATAGATCAGAGGGCATATCCTGTCCAGATTCGATACGCTCTCTGACCACTGCTTTGAGTGTCTGGGCATGAACACCAACTTTCTGGACTGGTTCAAAACCCTGACCTCGCGCAAGGACAGCATATTGTGCCGCCTTGTTATCTTCGCCACGACCAAAGGTAACAGTGATATCGTTTTTAATGAT